ATTTGATTTGCAGAATTATATTTATTCAAGTCAAACTGTGCTTTTGCTAAGTCATACTGATTAGCCATATTAGCTTGTTGCATAGCTCTTACATTGTTATCACTCATCATGGCATAAGGTATTTGATAATATTGCATTAATTGTTGTGCAAGTTCCCCTGCTCTGTTGCTTTCATCCAATAATGCTTGTCTTTCCTGTCTAGCAACATCATTTGCAAACATATTTGACAAAGCATTTACACTTGAGCCACGTGTTAAATTACGAGAAGCTAAAGGATTTATAACCTGATTTTCAAAAGCATCATTTTGTGCTTGTTGTCTTACAGCTTGATTTGCTTTATACCAAGAACTTTCAGTTGTAGGGTTTAAGTACTGATTTAATAATGTAGGAATGTTATCTTGAGCATAATTTACTAATTGAGATTGAAACCCTGATGGTGTCCAAGTAGTACCGTTTTTATTAGATGTACTGCTACCATATAAACCAGTATCATAAGTTCCTTCATTATAATTTAAGTCTTTTCCTATATTTTGATATTTTTTTCTGACAGAATTAACAGTTCCGGCAGCATTTGTATTAAACTGCTGTTGACTGTCATCATCACCTTTTTTACCGCCCATTTTTTCTCCTTATGTATAAGTTACTATCTATTTGTTCAAATCCTGCTTTTTTTAATACATATCCTGCATGTTTAAATGGTGTTTTAGAATACATATCAAAATTGAAATAATTACATATCGTTTTTATTGCTTCGATAATGTTATGTAAGTTTTTTCTCCGGCTAAATCCGCTTAGGAAATCCTTATCCTTTTTGCGTTCCAGATAAATACACCCTAATAATTTACCTGTTATCTCCGAATAAAAACAAAATATATCTTGACAGTTTAAAAGTTCTTCTAATGTCCATAAATTAGAGTTATCAACCGAGTTATATAGGTCTGTAAACTCTTTTGTATCTCTTATCTTGTCAATTATCATAAAGTCTTAGTCTTTTGTCTTATTCTCTTTAATTCAAAGCATTGTATATCAAACTCTTGCCCGACTTCTTTGGTTAAAAATGTAAGTTCTACCCATCTAAAACTTTGTATAGGCGGTAATTTTTTTCTTGCCTTAAAATCTCTGTTTTCAACCCATTCAGCCACATCCCACATCTGATTACTGCTTGGTGATGTATCATTACTATCATCACCCCATGTACTGTCATTGATATACTTTGATTTTACAAGTTTTTCTTTTATTTTAGGTTTACCGTCAATACGCATTCTTACATAAAACGTATTTGAACACTCATTTTTATAATTTATGGTTACAACAGGTAATAACTTAGGTATTTTTAAGTTAGTATCAGAACCAAAATTTAAAGTATTAATTTTATATGAACAAGTATCTTGTAAATAGCCTCTATACTCTCTGTAAATAGTATCACCTTGACAAGTATAAATACCGTCATCATAAATGTTTAAATCGTGAATATAATTAGCTGTTCTTTCTTTCCATTCTTTAATGGTATAGTCATATATCATCAATCTTTGTTTATTTTGTCCGATTGGCAATATAACCCAAACCTCATTTATTCCACCGCTATAAACGGAATACATTTTTGTATTAGTTACATAAGTACTGTCAACCTCTGCAAAATATTGGTCTATTTCAGTAGCAACAGGCTCTCCAGTTCTCTTTTGTCCTACGTCATTTTGAAGGAAGTAATAAATGTTCCTTTGTTTATGGTCGTAATAGAACAAATATTTATCATGAACTACAATAGAACTATAACAAGGTGTACCGCCTATTGCAGCATCTTCCCTTATAAATTCCGTTAAACTGGCAGGATTGCCTGCCATAAATGTACTGTCATAATTTGTAAAAGCAATAATACCTTCAATATAATTAGCAACAGCGGTTATTTTATTAGTAAATTCTTCATAATGAGAATTAGTACTTAATGGTTGACCTTGACTATCTGTTCCGTTAGCATCCCAAGTATAAATATCAAGTTGCTTACTCCAATGTACCCTGTTTTCGCATCCAATAACTAACCTTTGTGCTTGTGTAGCAAGTGATAACCCTTTTATTTGTCTTAATTGGTCATCAACAGCATTAATTGCATTCTTTTTAGGTGTAGTGCTTTCGCAATAGGAATATAAATCATCACCATTGGTAAATACAAACACATCATACATACCTTGAGTAATGGTTATACCATTTGCTTTGCCTGTTACTGATAAACCAGTTATAATAGGAGTAAAGGTATTACTTTCAAAAGAATACAAAGTACCATCTGTTAATGTTTCTGCATAAACATATCTGTATTCATGGTTATCTTGATTTGAGGTCCAATAACCAATAATAGTACTGCCTGTTAAAGATTTAACAGGTTGCCTTCCTGTTGTGGTTTTAATACCGATAGCATCACCTGTACCTGTTTTATAAAAATCAACATTTTTACATTCTAAAGCAGATACAACACCGCCTGCATAATCAGCCACACCATTTTGAAACCTTATGCCTAAAAATTTTTCAGTTCTAAAATCCAATGACCTTATCCCTCTTAATACCAACTGCATTTTTTAACACTAATAGTGCTTCTTGGAAACTTTTTTCATAAGGTTGATAATTTTCATCCGTATCGTCAATAGTCAAATATACCATTGTTTTAGGATATAAACATTTTAAATACAAATCCTCAAACTGTTCAGGTATATTTAAAATATCATCATCACGTTGAAGATTAGTAATTTCAACCCATTCATCACCTTGTTGTCTTTTAGCACAATTCAATGTTTCATAATAAACATTTATTGTATAAACGTCATCAGGTGTAGGATAAAGAATAATACTATCAGTACCGTTTAATATTTCCCTATTCCATTTAGAAGGTCTATCCAAATCGGGTTTTAAACGGTCTAAATATGGGTCATACATTAAATCATAAGTATTACCATCACATGTTACTCTTTCAACATTCCCTATTGGTGAAGGATATGCTTTTTGTTCAGCAACAGTAAAAAATGCTTGCTTGTAATTCTTAAAAGGCAAGTCATTAGCACGAAAAATAAAAGAGTTAGCTTGCTGACAAGCTATTTTTAAAGCCGGATTATCTTCCTCTAATTCCTCAATATTAGGAATATCAGGGTCCTCAATACTCCACTTTTGCTCTGCTATTTCTATTAAAATCTCTAAAAATGTTTTCATTGTGCGTGTTCCTTCATTTCTTTTATTAAAACTTCTTTTTTCTTATTTTTCGTATTAATTCCGTATTCTTTAGCAAGAGCCACAAGCCTTTGCCATTCCATATTTTCAAAATCAAGTTCCCCTGTTATTTTATTTTCAAAAGTTAAAGGTTTAGGTATCTTGACTTCATTAAACTTTTTTAAATCTTCATTTGTTGCATCTACTAACTCAAATAAACTATTATCTTCTTCAATAAGCCTTTTAGCTTCTTCAACAGGTAAATGAAATACTAAACCTGTTTTCTTGTTTTTAATCTTCATAAAACCTCCTAATTTTTTAAAAGAGAGGGAGTAAAACCCCCTCTCTTTGCGTGAATTAGCTTTCAGTTGTAACCAATCCTGCTCTCTGACCGATTGCGTAAATTGTTCCACTAAAACCTGTTTCAAAATCAATATCAACAGAACCATCCTTGTTTAAGAAACAAGCATAGTCTGCTAATTGGAATGCTGTAATACCTGATTTAGCTTCAAATGTTTTATCACCTAACAAATTGTTTGGATAAGCATTACCTGCTTTTACTGTTACATCACCATCCCCACTAGCAGTTACAACCAACCAAATACTTTCATATTTAGCACCTGCTGCATCTTTTAATTTGATACCATTTGCAGCAGTTATAGATTGTGCAGTTATTTTTGCAACATTTACTCTTTTGCTGTCATCTAAATCACCTAATGTGATAGTTATTTCATCTCTAGCCATTGTTACTTACTCCTTCCTGCCTTATAGTGAAATACTTAATTTAACTGTTTGAGTACCGAACAAATCAGCACGAGGAGCACCAACACCAAATACACCTTTTCCTTTGTATTCAGTATTGAAACCTTTATCAGGAATGTTATCAATCAATTTGAATGTAGATTGAACGCCACCTGCTAAAGTAGCACCTTGTTGACCGAATAACGGTTGATAGTAAACTTGTCCGTCATCTTCATAGCTGTAAATATTATTGCTTTCAATAATATCCCATCCTTGAAGTCTACCAACATAACCGTTTACGATTTCTTTTGCTCTGCTTTCAACATATTGTAAATCTGTCATACCTGTTAATACTGCTGTCATTTCAGGTGGAATGATAGCTAACATCTTGTTTTGTACCCAAGAAGTATGACCCATTTTATCACCACGTTTGAATTTAGCATTCATTAATGCAAAGAATTTAGAAATGTTTGCACTTGATAAAGTTACTGCACTATCAGATATTGTCATACCTGCACGAGCATAAAGTTTTCCGTATTCTTCATCAATTTTTGCTGCAAACTTTTTAACTGCATCATTAGAATATTCAGCAATTAAATCAATTTTTGCATCATCAGTAGGTGCATTTTCAATCTGTTGTTTTTTAGCATCATTCATTGTGAAAAATACTGCTTCACAATGGTCTACTTTAATTTGAGTTGTTGCAACTTGTACTTCTTCTGCATTACCTGTTAAAGTGTTTCCATCAGAAGGGAATAAAGTTACATTTCCGGGCAATAATACTTCAATAGTATCACCCATATCAATAGTATCTTTGAAATCAACGTGTGCTAATTTACCAATACATAATTCTTCGTAAGTTTTTTTCTTGAAAGTCTTATTAAAGACTGTTTTTATTAACTGGTCTGTAGTTGCCATTTTAAATCACTCCTATTTTAAATACTTATCTACATAAGCATCCAACTCTTTTTGGTCTGTAATATCAGCCAAAGTAGTAGCTGTTTGCATATTTACTGTTTTATCTTGTGGAAGATTTAAACCTTTTGCTCCGTTTTGAGCAGCTTCAACCCTTGCTAATTCTGCCTTATACTTTGCTATTGCCTTTTCCTCAATGTTCTTAACAGCCAATTCAATCTCTGCTATGTTCATTGTCGGACTGGTTTGTATTGCATTTGCTAATTCAGGGCAATAATAAGCACTCTCTTTGTCATAATAACTATATGCAGTAGGTGCATTATCTTTTAAGCCACTCTCAAACTCCTGTTTACGTCTTGATGTGTATTCTTGACGTTTTGCCTCAAGTTCGTTTGCTATTTGATTGGTTCTTTGTATTTTTTGTACTTCAATTTGTCCTACAAAATTTGAACCGTAATACTCTTTAGCCTTGTCTAAATACTGTCTGTTTCCGCTTTGCTGATACGCATTAAGTAAACTGTTTACTTCCTGTTGCGTTTCACTATCAAGCTCCCATACCGCATTTCTGTAAGCCTGCAATTCTTCGTTTGCTATCTGTAAAGCCACTTGATTAATTACTGACTGTTTAACCTGTCCTGTTTCCTCTAAGATAGACCTTGATTGTTCTTGCTGCTTTTTAAGCTGTGAGAGTTCTTGTGTCTTTTTTGTAAACTCCGATTGAAGTTCTTTGTAATTTTTCTCCCAATCTTGTTTTGGAGCTTCCGTTTCTGCTTCCTTTACTGTGCTGTCGTTACTTGTTTCTTGAGTAGTGTCAGTTGTCGTTTCTTCGCTTGTTACCGCTTCTGTGGTAGTGCTTTCTGTCGTTTCCTGACTTGTTACTTCCGTACTTTCACCGCTTGTAGTAGTAGTTTGTGTTTCTTCCATTTTTTTACCTTTTCTTTCCAACAAAAAAGCCGCCAAAAGACAGATTAACTGTCCTCTGACGGCTGGTTTGCTACTTGTCTAATAACTTTTGCTTGCTCGCTAATATTCTTTTTTGATGAGAATTATACCTTTAGGGGTTGTTTTTAAAACATATTCTTTATCACCATATTTTATTATTATGGGTAATTTATCGGGTGTTAGCTCTAATATCTTCATACCGCACCCTCACACTTTTAACGTGATTTATCATTATTTGAAACCCTTTTATCACTTCTGCTGACAAATTAGGATTATTTGCTTGCTTTTCCGAAAAATCACGCATCATTTCTAAAATCTCTTGTCCTGTCGGTGTTTCTACCGCAGCTACTTGACGTCTTAATTTATCTAACATTATAACACCGCCTGCATTGGGTTTTGTGGTATAGGTTGCTGTGCTTGTTGCATTTGTTGTTGCTGTTGCATCCTTACAGCCTGTGCTTGTTGTCGTTCCATAGCTTGCCTTTGTAACTCCTCATCACTCTTTAAAAACCTTTGAGCATTAGTTACACCTAGCACAGCCATACCGTAATCATACAATTCAGGATATTTAAACCTTTGAGCCATTTCAGGCACTTGGCTAAATGCTTCAACCATACCCTTAATATCACTAAATTCCGCTTTTTTCCTCAATAATGCCGATTGGTCGTTATATTTATACTCATAATCACCCATTCTGATAGCATCTGTTATTACTTTTTTAACCCTCGTACTGCCTTCCATAGCATAAAACTCATAATCACCTACCATATTGTTAGCATTTAAGTCTGCTATGTTACGGATTGCAGGAATTATACAGAATTTACTAAAACTGTCTACCTGATACTGTAATCTTGTGGTTTGTCCTGCTATCTGTGTCTTAATTTCCGTTGCAGTTATCTCTCTATCCGTTTCACTACCCTGCATATTCGGGAAAATACCGCTTGTTTTGCTTATTTGAGCATCTAAAAACTGTATTGTAGTTGCATCATAGCCACCTTCATAATTAATCGGCACTAATGCTCTTGGGTCTTGTAACGTTGTATCATACTCTAATACCTTGCCCGGAAAGATTTTTGTATAAAGTTTAGTAAAAAAGCCTTTAGGTGCATACTGTGGCGGTTGTTTTTTAAGTGATGATATGTCATTATAGTCATTCATCAGCTTGTTTTGCATTTCTGATAACCCAAAAATACTCAACATCTCGCCCGGCACTCCACGTTGATTGTATGGGTTGCGTAATCTTGCCTCATTAATTATAGGATTTATAACAAATCTGTTCTCCTCAAACAATACAAGATACTTCCTACCAACAACAACTATACTCCAGTTCTTGAGCATTTTACCGTCTTGTACCCAATCACCATAGTAGTTTAACACCTCAACACAATCACCTATGACAATGTTTTCTATCTTATCTTCATCATCCCTGTTTGCTTCTTCTGGGTATTGTGTCATTAAATTTTTTAAAAATTGCTTGCAATCTGATGATAATTTATATAATTTATTGTTTAATATGTCATTAGGATTTACAAATTCTTTTATTATCTTTGCACAAGCATCCCAATCACTTACTCTATCAGCATCATATACAAGGTTGCAAGGATTAATTGCCTTTATAGTAGCACCTTCATATACAGGTACTCTTAAT